TCAGACATCTTCGTAATCTTCGTTATTATCTTCGTTTTGAGATTTGGGGCTTAGGTTTTGGCTAATGTTTTGCAAGAAATTTTCTCGAGATATTTCATCCATAGCTTCAGTCCAGCTTCTGACAAAATACTGTAAGGACATCGCGTTTAAGTCGTCTCCTATTTTAAGATGCACTTGAGGTTTTGCATCTTGATCGAAACTAAACAAGATATATCCACCGTAAGACATCTCGCTGATTTGATCTAACAGCGATTGGGGCATGGTTGAGTAATTTATACTTGCGTTCATCGTGTTTTATATTATTACACTATTTTCAAATTAAAATATTAAAAGACTGTAGGATGTACTCTTTGCTGAGGTTTTCTATATCTTCTTTCTTTATCTCTAAAACCTCGAAGGAGTTCATTTTGAGCCATGCGTACTTCTCGTAGTCTCTTCTGATTGACTGAAGGTATTTAAGTCTAGAATTGTTGTGAAAAAATTTATTAAAGCTATCATGCTGGTCTCCTTGAACTTCTACGGCTATCTTTTTTGTGGCGTTAACGATATCCACCTTCATTCTTGTTCCGAATACCGGAAACTCCTCGTAGCAAATGTTGTTTTCCCAATAGGGAAAAAGAAACTTTTTAACGGCAAATTGCATTTTTGATCTTGATTTCGCATTCCAGTTTATTTTATACTTGTTTACGTTTTTATTTGCAAGTTTTCCGTTTATGTTAAAAAGCCTCATGAAGACTTGTTTAAGGTGTCTCTAAATTTTTTAAAAAGATAATCTCTCAGTTTTACATTTTCTTCTAGCATTTTTCGAAAAGCGTCTTCGCCTTGAATTTTTTCTGGCACTTCTATCTTCTTTCCTTTTAGCTCTTTAACTAAAGATTCCTCGAATACAAGCCACGCTCCGGAAGTTTTAACCATATTGAAGGCTAGAAGTACATGAAGGACCTCGTATTCGACCCAAATGCTTTTTCCGCCAGTTCTTCCGTATCTTATTGGGTATTCAACTTCCGAACCTGTCTTTTCATTTGCTGTTTTGCGAAAAATAACCCGGCACCAATGGCCTTCTGCGGGGCTTTTAGCTTTCGCGGATTTGTCTCGAATCATATCTTTAGACCATCTGGGCTGAAATTCGAGAATCCAATCAGAGTAGTGAAGTAAAGCGTTGCCTCCGGAAGCATTCGTAAGCTTCGGGTCTCCTTTGTCGTAAGGATTGATGGATACCTTGCTTCTAACTTGGGAGATTAAAAAAGCCACATGTCCTTTTGAGGAAAGAGGAAGGGCCATCGTCTTTAAGAAGTTAGAAGAGAGAACAGATCCTCCCGCGACCTTAACTGACTCTTCAAAAGACTTGATTAGGTCGTTTTTAGGGACAAGGGCGTCCATAGAGTCAATAACGAAAAAGTATTTCCTATTCGTGGGATTGTTGTGAATTAACTCTTTTATCAACTCAAGTACGCTTTCAAAAATATTACTTTTATAGACAAACCACTTATCCTCTGAAGTGTCAATGCCTGAGCGCTCAATCATTTCGGTAGAAAGCCTTCCTTCTGATTTAATGTAAACCGCCATAGAATTATCTACGGTAGATTGGAAGTTTTTAGCAAAAGAAAGAGCGCAAGAGGTTTTACCTCCTTCTGCTACGCCAGAAGCTCTGATGATTGAAGGTCGAACCCCTCCTGACATTGCCAAATCGAGTAGCAAACTGCCGCTGGACACAACATAATTTTCTTCTTTTTCGAAGTTAAGGTGTTCGTCTTTATGCTGCTTGAGGTAGGCGGCAATTTGATCTAAGGGAGAAAAGGTTGAGTCAGTCTTCTTTTTTGTCATCTTTTAGAAAGTTCCATAAACTTTGTTTTTTCGCTACTTTCTTCTCTTTGCCAATTTTGGCACTGGAGAGATTATACGAAGGTTTTGGTGGTAAGTCAAGTTTATATTTTAGATGTTCTTTTATTAGATAATTAAGGCCATCTTTAGTTAAAAACCATAGCAGGCTTTCCATTAAGAAGGGGCGAGGCATCCTAAACCAGAATTTTTTATCAGGGTATTTGATTAAAAGTTTTTTGGTGGTACCCAATTCTCGCATTCGAGAGTTTTTCTCTTTCCATGTTGCATCTGGATTTTTTAAAAACTTTTCCATTATGAATTGATTTATGGTTGGTTTTTTCTTATTCCTCCGCATAGGGGTATTCTCTTGTAGCACGTTTCTTTCGTTTAGTCAAGGTCTTTATTTGAGGGTACGACTGGGAGTAATCGCACTCTCCATAAAAATAATTATCTAATTGTTCCGATAACCTCGCTTTAGCTACTTCAAGGTCAACTTCATACCATTCATTCTTTATCCGTTTGGCAAATCGGCTCATTTGCTCCTTTATGTTCTTTTCCGCTTGAAGATATTCCGGATGTCGAATAGAGTAAATAACTTCGTAATCCCTAAATGGAGAACCCGTCTGATACGTTTGAAGGCGAGTTTTTAAATTGCGAGTTGTTCCTATCTTTATCCACCCCAACCAAGATTTGTTCGTAATAATATATAAATAACCCAATGCCATAAAGACTTTTACCTCTTTATGCAGAAATTACAAATTAATACCATCTTCTCTTTGACCTTAACCCACATCAATTCGGTTTCTTCGAATATTTTTTTACATTTTGAGCATTCGGACATTTATCAGCATCTCCCCAGTTGATTACGTCATAATTATTCTTATAGCGGCGGGAAAATCCTCCCCTTGGCTTATCGCCTTTGCCTGCCCCATTCTTTTCGGGGTTTTTCAATCGATTGTTTTAAAGAAATATCTCGAGTTAACTGCCTTATCGCAAATAAACAAATCGTACGATGGTTTTCCAAGTTTAAGCTTATGAAATTTGACTCCCCATTTTTTCAATTGCTCTCGAGTTATTTTACTGTGATCTTTTCCCGAGCCTGACCCTCTAGCTGTCCAATAAACAATAGTGTGAACTTTGTCGTACATATTATTTATTTTTTTAATATTTTCTTTTATCGGTGTAGACTTTTTGTAATCCCTGTTTTCGGGAGTATTGCATATGGTCTCATCTATATCTACGTATATGTTCATTTTAAGGTCTAGTATTTTTGAAAATCCTATTGGAGGAGTGCCTTGAGGGGAAAATTCCGTTTTTTAGGAATTTGAAAGTGAAATGTCGTTTTCCACCATCCGTTCCACAAGCTGGTTGAAAGAAATCTCCGGATCCCATCCAAGTTCTTCTCGAATAGGAGTGGAGTCTCCGTAAAGTAAATTAACTTCAGCGGGACGGTAAAATTTTTCATTAATCTCGGCCAAGATCGTGTTCTTTTCGTATAATCTAAATTTTTCATCCATATCGCTCCCGCTCCATAATCCCGGAATCCCTGCTTCCTGAAAAGCCAATGTCACAAATTCCCTAATTGAATGAGTTTCGTTGCTGGACAAAACATATTCTTTTGGCTCTTCTTGGTTGAGCATTATCCATACACCCTTCACGAAGTCTTCCGAGTCCGACCAGTCTCTCTTGGAGTTTACATTACCTAACTGCAAGGGTTTAAACTTCTCTCCTTTATCAAGAGCTTTCTTAATTCTTGCTACAGCCTTCGTAATTTTCCTAGTAACAAACTCTTCTCCTCTCCTTAATCCTTCGTGGTTAAAGAGTATGCTATGTATCGCAAACATGTCGTAAGATTCTCTGTAAACCTTAACGATATGGCGAGCAGCCGCCTTGGCGGCTCCGTAGGGGCTTCTGGCTTTGATGGGATGCTTAATGTCTTGAGGGCTATAATCGACGTCGCCAAACTCTTCAGACGATCCGGCGCTATAAAACTTGCACTCAGGCTTAAATTTCCTTAAAGCTTCCAAACATCTAATAACACCGATAGTGTTAACATCGAAAACTTGTAGCGGCATGTCCCAGCTGCACCCCACAAAAGAATTTGCTCCAAAATTTATGAAATAATCAGGCTGAATTTCTTTCACGAGCTTATCTAGGGAGATTCCGTCTGTTAAATCTCCGTAAACCAAATTAAAATGAGGATCATCTTCGAATGCCTTTATATTGGATTTGTTTACATTAGATGTCCTGCGCATCATACCGTAAACCTCTAACCCTTCAGGGTAAAGGGCAACGTTATCAAGTAGATACTCTGCCATATTGGCTCCGTCTTGCCCTAGGATTCCTGTTATTAATACTTTTTTCATCTCAAAATTGCTTTCCTGTCTAGTCTGTAGGTAGATCTGTAGTCTTTTATCGCCATAGACAAAGTGGGCACAAGATTGTTTGGAAGATTATCAAATTTAAAAAATTTAACATCCAAGCTTTCTTCGCTCTTTTTTATTTTATCAGAAATCGGTAACCCTATCAAAAAAATATCGATTACATGCTGGGAGAAGTCGTCTTCTAGGTAATGTCTAAGCGTGCCGATTTCAGGGTGAGAATAAACGCAAAACAAATCATCTAATATTACATCGATGTTTGTTTCTTCCTTAATTTCTCTTCTAACGCACTCTTCTATGCTTTCGCCGGGGTCTAGTCTCCCGCCCGGAACGCACCAAAGGCCACAATCAGCTCTAAGCTCTAGCAAGATCTCCTGTTTCTCTATGGGCAGGGCGTGTCTTTTGGCTT